ATTGTCTTTAACTTAATAGTAAGAGTTTCCCTGAGTTCACACAATTTAATCGAGGAGATTGCTCTCCAAGTGCCCTCACATTTAAGGCATTGAAGTTGTATCAGCTAATTGAGAAAAATACTGCTCTTTCTTCATCTCAATAAGAGCTTTCTTCTGATAATAGAAGTCATTCATTTGTGGCCCAATATCAGATGGTACTCCACCTGCAGGGTCGTTATACATACGTTCGCTATTAGTATTAGCCATGATTTATTCTCACTCTGTTTAATATTTACAAATATTGGCTACTAGTTATTTTGTCAAACTCTTCATCTGACATAGATAAAGGATTAAAATCCTTATTTATCTTTTTACTAGGAGCCTGTTTAGTAGAGCTCGCAGCTCGTTTTCTATTTTTAAGCTTAGGGTCAACATCAGCTTTAATCTCAGGTGGACTAGTTTCTTCATTGGCTAAAGTACTTGTAGCATTGCCACTAGTACTACTTTGAGGGGGCCTAAAACCACCATTAGCTTGAATAACATCGCCAACTCTTTGATAAGCTTCTAAGTCAGAAAGTCCAGATAACCTACCGAGCATTCGCTCGTTTTCTATTACTTGAGTAATTTGAGAATATATGCCAGTAGCAACATGCCCATTGATTACCTCAATAATTCTAGGTTGTTCTAGTAATACTTTCTTACTGGATGCATCCCACTTATTGCTTATAATATCAATAGTTTCATTAAACGATTGTGTATCTCGAATGTCATCGAGAACCGCATCAAGTTCTACTTCAGTATCATTTACAGTGTAAGTACTAGGCTTGTATTCAGTATTAGCTTCTGTATCAATATCTAATGGGTCAACCCCACTATCCTTAATAAACTTCTGTATCGCTTCTGGATTATTCTTACTCAAGTCAATTAAGTAACTTAATTTAACTTCATCCAGTAGTTCATTATTCTCTAACATCTTCATAAGTTTCAAGTTAGGTTTTAACCCAGCCATCTTCTTATTATAGTTAGCTCCCTGTTGCATTAATGTAATAGCATCATCTACATTCTGCACTTGAATATCTTTACCATTAGCTCTAAATGGAGCTATTAGTCTTTCATATTCATTCTTATAATTTAACTCGTCAACTTTCTTAACATCTTCTTCAGTAGGCTTAGTTTCTACTTTATCAGTAGACCCTTCTTTATCTGAAGTATCCTTAAGTGAATTAGAGTCATCAGTAACTTCATCTGAAATACTATCAGAATCTTCTTGAGTATCTTCTTCATCATCAACATCATCAACTATTTCCTCTTTTTCTTCAACCACTTCTTCAGTTGTTGTTGTTGACTGTTCATCAGTAGGAGGAGCCATGTTAAGTATTTCATCATCTGACATCCCTAACATATTTGCATCATTTGAAGGTGCATTTTCCTGTACTTCTTCTACAGGTTCTTCAGTAGCACTCATTATGAATTACCTGCTAAAATCTCTTCTCTAGTGTTCTTATCATCTTCAATAGCTTTGCTACTCATTCTACCTAATTGGTGTAAAGTAATAAAATACTGCCTTAAATGGCCTATAGCAATGATAGTATTATCCAGTGCTTTCTGAGATTCTACATCTTGTACAGCAGGGTCTGCTTTAGTAAGTACAATTCTACTAGCTTCTTTTTCAAAGTACCCTTCTTGAATAATATTAATAAAATCTTTATTAATACTTAGTCTAGTTAAAGCATCTGACTTATCAATAGCTTCTTGTGCTCTTTCAATAGATAATTCTACGTGTTCTAACTGCGTATCTGATTCACTCATTTTACTTCCTTCTTGTGTCCTGTATTGCTACAGATTAATCCAAGGCTAATTATTATTAATTAGTTGCTTGGTTATTACCTTGTTGCTTAATCATTTCATTTCTATCTTTTAAAGCACCTTCAACTAATTTAGTCCTGGTTTGTGCTTTAGCTTGGGAAGTGATTTTATCAACGTCCCGAGCGTGAGATTTACCACTTTCTTGCTCTAAGAAACCTAAGTCTATACTATCAGCTTCACTATTAGTTTTCTTTGCTTTAGCCAATTCAGATTCTATCCTAGCGCCATCCAATTGAGCTTCAGCCATATTTTCTTGAGCTTCAGACTGTATCTTAGCTATCTCAGCTTCTAACTTAGCTATCTCTAATTCTTTAAGTTTCTCTGCTAATGGGTCAGGCTCTGGCTGATAATCTTTAATTGCTTTAGCTAATACAGGCATCTTTCTTAATGTTGCTATTTCACTAAGTATAATTTGACTAAACTCTGGGCCCATTGTTTGTCCAGTTGTTTGTAACATAAAAGCTAATTCTTGGGCTTTCTCATTATCTGCTTCTGGAGTACTAATAGTTAATGTCAGGTCTATATCACCATCTAAATCATCTCTGTTTACAGGGACAAATTCTTCATTAGTGATTCTAATAGTCTCAACTTCATCTAAAAATACAGCATTCATTGCTATAATTTTACGACCTATCTCTTTAATTCCTTCAGCCAATCTTCTGAGGATATCCAACTCTCTTTTGGATGTAGCATCTAAAGCACTTCTAATACCTGTAGCAGACTCTCCTAAAGAATTTCCACTAACACCACTACTAAATGCTTTCACTCCTGTAAGGCTCTCTGCTTCATTATTTTGTAACTGTAACATCAATCCAGCAGATTGGGGTATTTCAGGGAAGGTGTGCATATGGAAAGCCAATCTAGGATCTATTCCACCATTATATTCGTAATCCAAACCTCTATCAAATTTACGTTTATTTGTTACATCTAGAGCATCTTTTCTTATACCCATCTGCCCATTAGCAGACCTACCCATAATATCAATCATGCCTCTAGTAACAGCACCAATAATCTTCTGATTATCTTCTAGTAATTCCCCATCAGGTTCACCGTAGATACTTCTTCTTTTAGGTAAGTATTGTACAAGAACAAAAGGTAGTGCTTGGTCTGGAAAAGGACTCTCATCCAATCGAATCATGGTATTACCTACCCAAGTACCTACAAAAGGTTTAGTGATACCTGTACCATCTATGTCCCAATATCCCCAATACTCATAAGCTACTATTTTTTTCCTTGGATCATCTGTAAACTCAAAACTAGACTCAGTATCTGAATCATAATCAGGCTGAGATAATACAGAGTTACTGTCCAAATCAATTTTATCTAAATTAGTATATTTACCTTCTTTTTTTAAATCAGATAAAGAAGTTTCAAAAGTAAATATAATAAAATTTGCTTTATCTAAAGTACCTTGACAAGTGGGGTCAATAATTACATTTTGATAGTTACATACGTCTACTGTAGGGTGATTTTTTACTGTTACAGTTTGAGTCTGTAATTGAGTAGTAGTGCCAATTTGTACTGGTTGACCTGATAACATCATTTGCTGTGCTTCTTCAGGAGCAATTTGATTCTGTTGAACCATTCCTTGTAAAGCCATCTGAGTATCTTGAATAGACTGAGTATAAACAGGAACCTCTACTTCAACTTCCCTATCTTCTTCCTGAAATTCCCAGCCAACTCTACAAACAACAGTACCTTCATCTACTGCTGTTCTTACATAATCATTAATAAATCTTACTTTTTCTATCTTAGTATTAAACTGATTATTTAAGACTAATCCATTTTGTACCGCTGAAGTTTTATCTTCAAAAGTAACAGGAGCTACGTCAAATAAATCATCAGTACTTAAAAAAGGTTCACTTAAAGAAGAGTATCTCCATTCAGCTTGCTTACGGATAAGCTTAGGCTGTATTTCAGACCTACCACTTATTTTCTTTGGTTTAGCTGCACCCTCAATATTAAGATTATCTAACCAATTATCTACATCTGTAATATGAGTATCATGGTCAGATTGAGCATCTAAGTAATCTTGTTTTAAATTCTTAACTGTAGGTGGATTAACCCAATCAGTTAAAGAATTCTCTACAACATCCTCATCTTCTTCCATATCTTTTTGTTTTATTATTAAAGTAGCCATAATTACCTAATATTTAATTAACTATAATGCTGGTGTTACTATCACGGGGTCAACTATCACAGGGTCTACAATGATTGGGTCAACTATCTGTACTGAATTATCTACTATAACTGGGTCAACCACCTGAACTGTCTCTTGTTCAACAATTACAGGGTCAACTACTTGTACTGTCTCCTGCTCTACTATAACAGGTACAGGCTGTTCCACCACTGTAGGGGTGCTTACAGCGCTATTATCAACTGGATTATCATGGTTACTACTGTCAGTCGAGCTATCGCCTGAGACATCAGCAGAGAAGCTATTATCAACTGTATTATTTTGTCCTGCGACATTGGTAGTGGTGCTCCTATTATTGGAACCCGCATTATGGGT